TGTCTGCTTTGATGATTCGACTTTGCGTTGCCCATCTGGCGGTGTAGATAATCGGCGTGCAGCCAAGCTCTTTGCCCACCACTTCACACCATTTGAGTGACCACTCGACATTGTAGTTGTGGTTCTCTGCTCCTTTAATTAGTCCTGATTCTAGGTCTAATGCGGGAACAAGATCATCAGGCTGTGGGGTTCCATAGCAGCTTAAGAAATTGTTCGCTTCTTTTACAGCGTCCTTCAGCCCGATGCTCCTGTACGTTTTAGGCAATGCGTAATGGTATCCACCAACGGGAATGCCAAAGGCACGGGCACCGTCCATCCGGGCTTGTCGCCCTTTGTTCTTGTGGGTAGTGCCTTCAGAGCATTTTACCCACGCAAACCGATGCCCGGCCTCGGCAACTTTCTTCCAATCAACTGTGCCCTGGTAAGAAGACACATCAATGCCTGAAATTGTAATGTCTGGTACAGCAGTGGGACGAAGCCTATCGTATGCTGCTCTTGCAACAGATAAATCTCCATGGTCTAGCCACATAAAGCGTGCTGCTGCTGCTATTGTCTTAGGCCCAAGCAGGCCATCAATCATACCTGGCTCATGGCCAAGGGCTAGCAGTGCTGTTTGAAGCCTTATAAGTTCTTCGCTGTTCACTTCTTTTTAGTCACTTTCTTTTTAGGTGCAGCTTTCTTTTTGGCTGGCTTTAAATAAAGGGAGGCAACTTTGTAGCGCGCAGCACCTGGGTTATCATCAGCTAGCTTTTTAAGCTTTGCATCGTCACACTCTCCCGTCTGGCGATATGCTAAAACCTTTGCAGCAACTTCTGTTTCTTTACTCATCTACTCCTCCACTAATATATTTGAAAACTCATGTGCCTGTGCCTGAGCCAATGTCATTGTTCCAGCCCGAACTGCATCTTCTGCTGCACCTAATGATGTTGTATCAGAAGGGTTGTCAGCAAGGTATAGCCAGACATCAATGGCTAACTGCTCTATGTCTTTTACCTGCGCCATTAAAGCCCCCGCCGTACATCAATCGGTGTCCCTGAGTTATAAAGAATTGCTGCCTGCGCATCCGTAATGTGGACATTTTTCCACGCTGCTGAGTGGTCAGTGCCGCCAGATTGCAATCCGTTAGTCGCCGTATCTGCACCCCATCTAGCGTCAACGTTATTGACGACATTAGAGTTAGAGTCCAGTGTGTCGCCACCACCACCCACAGCAAGCTTACCGTTAGCTACCGTGTGCTTGACCCCATCGACATAAGCAGTGAATCCTGCTGCATTGGTACTGCCGTCGTATGTCACAACAATATGATGGTATACACCGGCTTCTTTTACGTTGGTTGAGGATGCTGTAGGTACCAAGTGGCACGCTTCCCCTCCCCATGTGTCGATGAGGTAGATTTCCACCTCACCGTCGTTGAGGAAGACTGCCGGTCCTGTGTAGCCATTTCCTGATGTGTCGCGCTTTACATATACGCCAACATAACTTGTAGATACAGTTGCCGAATAACTGCTTATTGTCCACGGTGTAGTCACAGACCAGTCTAAATCCGCATGATCGGAATGTTCCGTGTGGTGCCCTGTACTGCCGTATGTCATTGACGCACTACCTGCTGCCTTGTACGTCGTACTCCAAGTACCCATTACATCGCCATCATGGTCAGTACCTGACTCGCTATAATCTTCAGTGGTGCTGCCACTATTCTCTTCAAAGGTAAGAAAGATAACAGGAGCTGCTGAGTTATCTACGTGACCATGAAGGGCAATGTTCTGCTTCTCTACACCGCTAAACTTCTTAATCTTGTAGCACTCAACACCATTTCGCTTTAATGCTACCGCTGACATTACGCAATCTCCACATAGTCATTCGATGGATTGAAGTAAAACAAGATGTGATTGCTGCCGTCTTTCTGTAGGCAGTGGCCCACAACTCTCACCACCTCGCCGCTTCCGGCGGGCGCTGTGAAATCTATCTGCCCAGCAGTGTCATCTGAAAGGTAACCAATCTTGCCAATGTCTGCTGTGCCGTTGTAGTTACCGCTGTCAATTCGCATAAACCCTTTGACCAACATGCCGTGGGTGTTGCTGTTAGTGCCCACTGCCATGGCAAGCATTTCACCGGGGCCGCCATCATTTGTATCGTTGGCTTGTGCCTCTTCCCAGCCGGGATGGTCTGACAAATAATAGATGTGGCCCTTCGTTGTTGTGTCGTTGAGCAGCTTGATAATGTCGCCGGTACAATCTCCATCCGCACCAAACACACTTGGTATTGATGTCGCTGATGTGCCTATTGCGTTCTCGTTGCTTGGGAAACCGCTCGTTGTGACATGCCCATCAGCTACGATTGAGAGATGTCCATCCTCATCTGAGTTTAAGTAGATTCCTGTATCCCGAAACTCAACCTTTCCTGCTGCTGCAATAGATAAATCAGTGCCGTCGAATTCGAGATTAGCCTCGCCGTTCAATGCGTCGCTGCTGCTAAATGTCGCAATGCGATTGTCGCTGCCATTTGCAACAGCTGATACAGCGCCGCTACCGCCAGCGTCTGCCCAGACAACCTTGCTGTTTCCATTGTCCCAAGTCAGCACTTGGTTATTGCTAGGTGAGTCTTGGCCAATCTTTGTAACTTCGCCGTGATCGTCAATAATAATACCGGCAGTAGTTCCATGCGAGCTTCCAACGCCAATTTCAAGTTGATCATTCCCGTCGTCCAAGCCAATGCGAAAGTCCTCCGCATGGCCATCAAAGACCAGCATGCTATCTTCTTCTGCGCCATTACCAATAGTCATTGTGGCGCCATCAACTTTGGCTTTTGCTTCAGAGGTAACGGTCCCGTCGCCGTCATCTGTTAGCAACTGGTTTGCGCTACCGTCTACTCCAACAGGGTGTAAATCAGAAACGCTAAGAACGCCAGAGCTTGCAGACAAACCAGTACTAGAGGCAGTACCTGCAACGCCACTAACCAGGTCTGCAATGCTGTCAACTTTTGCATCTTCAGTTGCCCCTCCATCTAAGAAGACAATGTGGTCACTACCAACTGACACTGTTGCGCCAGATAAGCAAGACCCAATGTGCTTCATTAGATTGCCTGCTGTAATGTTTTTAGTTGGCTGACTTCCTGCGTCCTCATCGCTAAAGGCAAGTAAGTCTGCGCTATCAATCTCAGTTGCTGTTGTTAGACTGCTATCACTAACATCTAATGTTACAGTGACCCCACCAGATGTACCCCCACCGCTAATTCCGTTACCGGCTGTTACACCTGTAATGTCTCCAGCCGTTGGCGCAGACGCAACCCATTTTGCCCCGTCGTATGTCAACACATCTGAAGAGCTGGGTGAATCCTGGCCAATCTTAGTCACATGGCCACTGCCATCAAAAGTAATAGCCGCTGTACCACCGGCTTCTTTCAAAGAGCCGCCATCATCTAAGATGATGTCACCGGTAACCTTAACGTCACCAGCAACATCAAGCTCGTGAGCTGGAGAGTCAGTACCAATACCCACCTTAGAGTTGCTTACAACAAGGTCATCGTCAGAGCCAGAACGAATATGAACCTTGGCTGCTGTAGTATTGTCTCGGCCAATGCGAACGCTGTCTGCACCGTCCGTACCGATTTTTAGGTTGTTTGCACAACGAATATCTAAGGAGCCAGATGGTACCTTTATGTGTGCCGTGCTGATTGATGTGGGCTTTAGCTCAATGTCAGCGTCTTCGACAACAACATCACCCTTTGCAGCCAGTTCAATATCACCGGCAGTACCGTCTTTGATTGTAATAGAGCCAGAGTTCGTACCCTCATTCGTATTTAGAATAAGGTCACGAGTACTTTCTGTGGTTACTGTGAGTGCTGTCGATGTTTCCGATGTCTCTACCGGAAAACCTGAAATACGAATTCCTGTGCGAACGCTCATAGTTTACTCCTAGCTATTCTCAACGGTGCCCGTTGTGTAGGTGCCCTCAAAAGTGCATTGGCCTGAACGATATGCCTTTACCTTGATTGTGACTGTCGCATCTCCGTTCCCGCTAACATCAGTGACATCAAACTGAAGGCCTTTCCACGCTCGATCAATGATAAAATGTTGAGGCATGTTGGCTGCAACAAACCCCTCATCATAACCTCCGATGTCCTTCAGGTTCAACTCATACTTAGTTCCAGACGCAGGCACACCGCTTCCGGCGTAGTCATCGTCAAGACCGTATACCCGAACCTTTGGATCGTTTGCGCCAAGCACAACAAATACTTCCCAGGTGTCACATGCGTATGAGGGTAAAACTCGCAACACCTTAAGCCGCGAGTTGCCGGTCAAGTCATTTGCATCTGGTTCCAGCGTTGCCTTTACCATGTGTGGAGCAAGCAGCCCCGTGTGCTGGCCATAACCACCCACCTGGGTTATCGCCGTTCTCCCCTTTCCACCAATGTTTATTGATGCCATTACTCTAGTCCCTCGTTAGCCGTTGTTTGATTTAGTTTATTGATTATGTCTATCGTTTCTTCACTTAGTGGCGGCAACTCTCTAGGTTCTATTTCCGGATATTTAGTTTCAATCCAGCTCCTAAGCTTGCTTCTTTTTGAAACCCTTTCCAAAGTTTCACGATACTGTCGAAACCAGTGCTTCCCCTCAATTTTAAGCTCCTCATCCGATATCTGCCGCCGCTGAGCTCTCATAATTAAGTTTATTCTTTTCTTTTGCAGGGCTCGTATTTCATTGTAAGTGGCTTGATCACCTGTGGCTAATATTTTTTCCATGTCCCACATGCCAACATCTAACCCAGCCCATCGGCCAAGCTGCTCCCTCAGAACGCTTCTGGGCTGGAGTCTACCATAAGGTATCTCCCCACGCCGTGCCCTTTCCACTCTTTTTTCTCTATACCCATAACCAAACCCAAAAGAATCAGGAGGTAGCCATGTCATTATAACGCGCTCAAGTACTCTAGACACAGCCCTCTCAGGGCTATCCCCTCCAAGGCCTTCTTTGTATACAGACCCACGAAAAAACGGGTCAATGTTCTGGGTGTGCATGTATGTGGACAGATAAGGATTATCAGAAGCAAACGCCCTGCCTAAATACTGAAGCACGGTTTCCCCTTTGATGAAAGGAAGCCTCCTTCCGCCAGGGAAATACTTGAGAAAATTCATTCTCATTCCCTCTATGGATGTCCCTTTCAGTTCTGGAAAGATAGAAACCAGCCATGTCTTGCTCCACTTTGCATAATCCGGCATGTTCTCTAGCGCATTGTTCAGCTGCTCTGGATCATACCCAGCGTCCACCATGTTTTTTGTTGACATGTAGTCATGGAAACCAAGGGCAAACGCAACAGAGTAAGGGGATTGCTGCATCTTCTGGACAACCAAAGGTGTTGTTCTTGCATCAAACGCAACAAACACTTGGCCCCACCAACTCCTCCGCACGGTTTGAAATAAACCATTTAGATTTTCGTAGTCAGCAAATGCCCTTCGACCGGCCAGGGATGCGGCTGTGTCTACTGCTTTGTCCAGCTTGCTCCACGCCCCGCCCTCATCAATCTTTTTCAGGAACAACGAATACCTGTAATAGTCGTCACCCATTTGGTACATGCTAGGGGGGAGATCTTTAAGGTGGCGCCACGCTGACTTAGATGCAGAAAAAGCCATCCCGGCGTCGCCAGCAAGAGTTCCCTTAATCATCTTTGCCGACCATTCATGCACTCGCTTCGCGTTGCCGAATATGCCTTTGTACAGCAGCCCAATTCCCCGCTCAGTAGGAGCCAAAAGCTCAGCCCTGTTGATGCCTCCGTCAGGCCCTCGACCGCCAGACTTAACCCATCTTCTAAACTGCTCTGACTTTCCACGGGAGGAAAAGTCTTTTGCCGCTTGCTTGTAATACTTCCAGTTCTGTGGGTTGTATGGACTAATCCCAGCCATGGGGGCCAGGTACAAGAAGTTTCCTAGCCAGTTTGTCACATGGGTTCCGACAGAAAGTATTGTCTTAGTTGCTTTAAAGAAGCCGAGAGCTTTGCTTCCAATAGCTCCATATTCCTTTGCAAGCATGTGCGAGCCGTAAAGCTCATAAGCAATGTCTGGTTGAATCATCCCATTAAGGCCACCCATCTGGTTGGTCCCGGTTCCTTTTATGGGCTTGTTGACGACGCCTTTTAGCTTACCGCCCCTACTAACAATAAACTGGCCATCAATAATAGAGTCACTTGAAGACCTGACAGATTTTTCAACATGCGGGCCAACCTCAATCCATCCGTTTTTCCTAAGCTCTTCCCTTACTACTGCGTCTTCCAGCCTTGCTCTCTCATACTGTAACCTTCTCTCTCTTGTCGCTGGTTTGAGCTTTTTGTTTCGGGATATTTGTTTAATTTTTGCTCTTGCTTCATTAGAGCTTGTTGGGTTTTTCCCTACCCTGTCTAATAGGTCCATCTCATCTTTAATCGGCTTTATCGCTGCCTTCTTTTGCTCGTCTGTCAGCTTCTTTGAGATCTTGATTTGCCATATTCTTTCACCCAACTCATGGATTTTCGATGAGTTTACAAATGGCCTGTGAACCGAGCTGTCCACCCTCATCTTTTCAAACGCTTTTAGAAACTCAAAGTCTCTGACTGCAGTAGGCAGCTTTCCAAGGAGATCGCTTGGCAAGTCTTGTGACACCCGTATGCGCTGGCCGTTGCTCATGACAAAGCCAGCCTCTCTTTCTGAAACAGAAAAACCCTGCCTTCTCCATGTGTTCTCCATAATGGCCACACCAATAACATGGTCTTCCATCCGGCCCGCTATAGCAGCAACCTCTTCCGCAGCTGCCTCAATTCGCGGGTGGCCGACAAACCTACCGCGAAGGTCTTCAAGCCGGGCGCCCATTGTATCCCACACCTTCTCTACTGCTTCTGGGTAATATGCAACCCGCTCTTTTCCAGGTGCATAAAACGCTCTCGCCTCCCTTCCTTTCCTATTTGTCTCGATAAGGAAGTCAACTATATCGTCATGCCTATTCATGACCTCAAGCCGTCTTGCCATCTTAGCTCTTTCATTCAAGACTGACGCATGTATTGCAGGATACTCGTTTAGCACCTGGCCATGCACCTTATCCCCTCTGCTGACTGCAGACTTCACATGCCTTTCATGAAGGGCCCTTACTGAAGCCTTATCAATATAACCAGACTCAATAGGGAATGACTTTATAATCAAATCAATGTCAGATAGAATTTGTTCTTTAAAGACTTGAATCTTGCCATCAACATAAAACGCTTCTTTTGCCTTCTGCTTTGCTGTCTTTGGTAGGTACGGTTGAAACTCAATGTAACCTAAAAGCTCATCTGCAGGCGTGTCACGAATAAAGTCATCAATGTATTTTTCGACATCGTTGCGCTTCACTGCGTCATACAAGCCTTTTCCAAACGGGCCCCTTGCAGCAGGAAGGATGCCTTCAAGGTAGACCCTAAGGGACTCGTTAACCTCGTCTGGATTCAGAGACTCTTGGCGCTTGGAAAACTCCTTGCTCGTCATCTCCCAAGGCTGGCTTTTGTCCGTTACTTTTCTTGGGCTAAAGTAGTCTATTTCAGTAAGGTCTTCTTTTAGTGAATACTTTTTTCCTGCAGGGGCGAAAGGATCTCTATGGTACATCCTGGTAATGTAATCGTGCTCATACTTGAGCATCTCACGAAGAAACGGCCAGTCTTCCTTTTCAACCTTCCTTAGCCTTTCAGCTACCCGATAGACAAACTCCGCAGAGGCTCCGTATGCTTCTCTTTTTGCGGCAAGAAACGCATTTGGAAGTCGATTGTTTGGATCTAACCAAAGACGCCTTAGCTTAACTTTTTCGACGTTGCCAAAACCTGGAACATAAAGGGAGCCGGGGCCTTCCAAAAGCCAGTGAACGCCCCTGTTCATAAGGGCCATCTGGCCAAAAATAGGCAACGAATATAGGGCCACTTCTGTAACGCGACCAGCAACATTATGCATTACCAGCGCATCTCTTGTAAGCGCATGAGCTTCTTTTGAAATGCCAACCCTTTTTGCCGCTACTCTTGTCTGGGCTCTTACCGCACTTAGCGCAAACCGAGTGGCTTCAAACACTGCCCGTATTTCTGAGAGCTGCTCAATTATTCCCCCCTTACCTTTAGAACCAAACAAATTCTCTTTGGCTTGGGCCAGCTCGCCGTTCACTTTCTTGCTTTCTGCCACATCTAGGGCGTGTTGCTTCTTCCTGATTGAAACCAAGTCTTTTGTAAGGCTGTCAACTAAGTCATTGTCGCCCTTTTTTGTTGCTCTGTTTATCTTTCTTTTTGTCGATTTCCATTGCAACTTGAGCTGGGGGTCAACAATTTCTCGACCAACCCTTTTGTCCCTTATGTTAAAGACCTTGGCGTTTGTTTGAACATTGTGTGCGTCCATCCTTTTCTTAAGGTTTGCCAGTCTTTTTGGAAGAGTTTTGTCAATAAGCTCTGTTGTGTCTGCAAGCTTTTTCTCTAGTTTGCGTACAATGAGCCCTTTCCCTTTTCTCGCTCCAGTGGCTGCAGAAACATCGTCAACCTTTCCGATGTCCGCTATAGACTCAACGGCATCAAGAGATCGCTGCAAACCAGACATCAAATTGGCAATTGCCAGCTTGTCTGACGAAGTTAAAAATCTCCGGTCTGCTAGCAAGATGTCGTCTGATATTTCAAAAGGCCCGTCCCTTTTGAGGCGGTCAAGCTCCTTCTGTGTTTTGATCAGCTCTCTTCTGTTTTTAAAGGCAGTGACTTCTTTTTGGTACAACTGCTTGGCTTTTGAAACAACGGCCCCTGCAGCAGGCGCCCTGTAAGGAGTGCTCAGTTCTTTTATTTTTTTCTCAAGAGCAGCAATTTTTGCATAATGTTCTTTTGTTTTGTCAGCCCGAATCTTTTCCACTTCACGAGGACTTCTCCCTGGTTGCCAATCTGATATTTCAACGGGCCCATCCTTTTTAAGGCGATCAAGTTCCTTCTGGGCTTTGGCCAACTCTCTTCTGTTTTCTAAAGTAGTAGCTTCTTTTTGTTTCGGTTGCTTGGCTTTTGGAACAGGAGTGCTCAGCTCTTCTATTTTTTTCTCAAGAGCAGCAACCCTTGCATAGTGTTCTTCTCTTTTGCCAATTCGCGCCCTTTCTACTTCATACGGGCTTCTCCCTGGCTTGACCTGGTGCATCTTTCTTGCAGCTTCTTCTTCAAGCGCCACCCGCCAAGGTGATCCCACTATCTCTCCCCTCGGAAGCCCCCTGGCCTGCTCCTCGAGAGCTTCCACTCTCTTTTCAAGCGCTATCCGATTGGGTGATCCCTCCGGTTCTCTCATAGCCTGCCTCTTAAGAGACTCCACTCTTTCTTCAAGCGCAAATCGCTTGGTTCCCCTAGCCTGCTCCTTGAGAAGTTCCGCTTTCTTAATAAGATCAACCCCAGCAGCTGATTCCGCTTTTGCAATCGCTCTGGCTTTTGAAAGGGCTGATGATGCAATAATACGAGCTGGCAAACCCACAAGGTCCGCAGTGCCAAGGACATCAAGAAAAACCTTGAATGCTCCCTCATTAAACACCGCACCGGGGTCTGTAAAATAAAGCGAATAGCGTTGCCCAAGCAGCGTTCCTATTTGATCAAGCGTATTCCCCGAAGTAGCCAGCTTCTCTTCTGTTGATATGTAAGGGTCTGACCAGTAACTAGCCATTTGCCCAACTGCTCTCACCGCATGGATTGCAACTGCCGGGGCAGCGGGTATCTCGAGCAACGTGTTCTTTACCGTCTTGCTCCAACTAAAAGAAGACTCTAAAGAAGGCTTTACGGCTCCAGGTGCTCCCATTGACGCCATGTAAGGAACCATTGCTGGCCAGGTTTTGTAAAAGCTTAGGGCCTGCTCCCTTGTTGTGCGAGCAATTTGTGCTGCCGAAGGAAAGACAGAAGGGCCTATTTGCTCTCCGGTTACATCGACATCCCCTTCTTTGTAGTGAAGGTCACCTACAAGCCGATGAAGCCCACGGGCCGCTTTAATGGCAAGATCACCACTCACCTTGAAAACACCCTTTGCTCCCTCAAACACCCCTTCAATCGCCCTTTGCGGGTAGCTGTCTGACCTAACCACCATGCCATTAGGACCCCTAATCAGAGTGGCCTCTTCTAAGCCCCTTGAGAAAGCAAGTTCTTTTTCCGTCTTCTTTCTTCGCTCTTTAAAAACCCTGGCGGCAGCTAGGTTGGCTGATCTTATCTGCTTTTTAAAGCTCCTTGCTTCGTCCCGGTTAGTTTCCCTAATGTACTTCGAGGCCCTGGTCTGCTTTATCTTGTTAGCCAGCACCGCCATTTCTACATCTGAAGAGAGATCGTTAGGCAGATTTAGCTTTAGTACCGGTAAGGTAACTTCTAAATAAGACTTCAAGTCGCCATCAATTTTGGCTTTCTGCTTCTGCTCATTCAGCTTCTTTTTTAGCCAATTCCTAGTTTCTTCATCTGTGTAGTCAGGAACTATTGAGCCATCTGGAAGCTGAACATACTCCAGGGCGGGCTGACCCCGCTCCCTCATTAGAGACTTAGCCTCTTCTGAGTAGCCAGAAATTTTAAGCTTTTTCTTTTTCAGGTTTTTAACTATCTCAAGGGTGTCTTGGCTAAAGGCATCAATAGATTTTTGGACCCCAGCCATCTCTCCACTAGCAACCATTTCCTCAAGTAGCTTGCCCTGAGGGACCCAAGAAAGGCCTGCTTTAGTGTACGTATTGGCCTTCTCTCTGGAATCTGCAAAGTAAGGCCCCTTGAAAGTTCGCGGGTCAAACCCAAGAGATGCAGCTTCTTGCGATTTCTGTTTGGCTATCTCGCTGACTTTCTCTGGACCAAGGCTAACAATATCAAGCTCTTCTTCTGGGTCCCCTATTGTAAACTGCCTATAATCTTCTGATTCGCCTGACGGATCTCCTATAGTAAACTGCCTATAATCTTCTGATTCGTCTGACGGGTCTCCTATAGTAAAGCTACGATAGTCCTCTTCTTTAGCCGGACCCTCTTCTGGATCCCCTATCGTGAACTGCCTATAGTCTTCTTTTGCGATTCTTGGCCTCTCCTCATCTGGAGGGCCTATTTCAAAATCCCTGTAGTCTGTTGACTTTGTCTCTGTTTTTGGCTTAGCCACTAAACAAATCCCTACTCTCGTTTCTTGCTTTTTGTTATTTGGCTAGAAGTATTTTTTGTACATTCTAATAACGGCTTTTCTTGTCCCGACATCAGCTTCTAATGCTTTATATTCGTTAAATATTTTTTCGCTGCTTCTAATCTTATTTTGTAATTTAGCTCTTTTCTGCTTCCAACTAAGCTTACCGTTTACGACTGTTCGCTTTCTCGGCTTACTAACGGTAGGAGGGGGGGTCCCGTCGCTTGCTAGGTTGGATAGGTAATTGCCAATGTTGCCAACAATTTTTGCTAATACCGAATTCTCTTTTGTCGCTGTTTTGGTTGTTGTACCAAAGGGACCTTTTTCTACAGTCGTTGTTTTTCCTCCTGCTTTTAGCTCGGCCTTGAGAGTAGTAACCTTTAGCTCCAGTTTTGCTTTCTCAACCATCTCCCACGCAGAGAGCTGGCTTTTCGCTTGCAGTTCACGAAGGCGAGAATTCTCTTGTTCAGTTAGGATATCCTTGCGATGTCCAAATTGCTGGTCCAGCCTACCCGTTGTGCCTTTTGCGTTATTAAGCCTACGACCTACTTCAGGTGCTACACGATCTAGTGAGTCTAAAACATTGGATAGGGTAAATTCCCCTACAATATGGCCCCTGGGGTTAGCAAGAAGAGCTACCACTTCTGATGGCTTCAGTCCCAGCTCATTCTCAACATGCTTCATAGCCTGTATGTTCGCATTATAAAATTTCTTGGCAGACTCTCTATCAAATTTTGGGGGCCTCTTGCCGCCTGAACGATTGGCTCTTCTTCTCTCGAACTCAGCAGCTTTTCTAACAGCTTCGTTGTTGTACTGAATTAGGTTGTTTATATCTGGTCTGGCCTTGGCAAGCTCTTTTTGTAAATTTTTAGTAACAAACTCATATACCTTTGCTTTGGTAACCTTTTTCGTTCGCCCCCCTTTCCCACTGGAGGTTATCAATATCTCTTCCGGCTGTGCGTCAATAATTGTTTTTGTGACATCGACAAGTTTTTTCATGTCCCCGATGTAAGCTTTTCTCTGCTCCCTGGCTTGCTTTTGCAACTCCTGCCGCGCAGCCATTTCTGCTAGCCGTCGCAATCTTTTTTCTTTTTTGGTAATCCCCTTTTCTTTGGATGTACCTTCCGTTTGACCTGCCTCAATCGATTCCAGTAACTTCATGCCCTCTTGAATAGAGGCCTCTTGGGCAGAAACATCTCTAAGCTTACTGATAAAAGGTTCGGCCTGGCCTGCCCCTTCCTGCTCTTGGTCAAGCAACATTCCGGGTCGCTCAAAAACCTGCAGCCTGCCTCTGTCGGCTTGCCCGACTAATGGACCTGCCGGGGCCTTGCCTGATGCCATAGCGTAAAGCTCATCAATAGACTTTGCTGCAGCCAGGGTAGTAACATCCATAACCTCTTCTTCGTCGAAGTATTCACGGAGAAGCTTTGTGGATTCATCCTGGTCTTTCCGTATGGCTTTATTATCCATAGCGCTTTTTTCCAAGAGAGTTTGCCCCTCTTCCCAGAGAATTTGCCTTGTTTTGAGATGTAGCGCCATTGCCGGGACGATTCGCTTGTCATTTCTTTCATGCATCAATTTAGACAGTTTAGCAATGGCCCTAACTGCTCTTAGTTTTTGCTTTGGCGTCTTGGCATGCTCACGCATCTCCATTGCAAAACCTACAGCACCTTCAACATCATCTTGCCAAGTGTTTTTTGCCATCTTTAAGGCGTGGGCAAAACTCCGGGTCTTGGCGGGGGCTTTGCCTTTTCTAGGCGTTGGGGCCGGACGTGGTCCAGGCGTAATGGTAAGTAAATCTCTATCTAAAATACGTGGCCCTGCGTCTTGGGCTACGGAGGGCGGGGCAAACTCCTCATCTAGACGAAGCCCTTGGTCAAGAAGCGTTGGCCCAGCGGTATCCATTTGACCCTGTGGTTGTCCGTACTCAACTTGTGAAAGGTCAAAACCCTCACCAATTTCCATCCTAGCCAAATCGGCACTCAAGCGATTTGACATCTGCAAGTTTCTTGCAGCTTCCGTCCTCTCTTTATAGAGTTCTTGCATTTTAGCGTCATTGTCTTGAATCCGGAGAATGGCGTCTTGAGTTGCATCAAGAAGGGCTTTCTTTTTCTGCAGCTCGTCCAGCTTAAATGCAGCGGATTCAGTTTCAACTTTCTTTTTTGCTATCTCAGCCTGTGCTAGCGGGAACTCTTGGGCAATCCTTGATGCCCCAAGACCTATTGCACTTTCCGCAAGCCCGCCCAAAACAGTTTCACCAACCCGCTCCCAAAAACTAGGACGAGCGCTACTTGCTGCTTTAATTTGCTCTCGTTGACGCTGGGTCTGAGCCCGCTGCCTTGCAAGCTCAGTAAGGTACCCTGGTGCTATGTTTGGTGTTGTTCCGTATTGCGCCATTTCTAGCCCTCCTTCGTCTTAGAAAAAACCACCCGGGGCTGCATTAGCCCAGCCGTAGTTCTCTTTTACCCATGCGGCAAACGCCTCTGCATCATCCTCTGGTTGCTTGCCTGTTGTCGCTGTAAACTGTGCGTAAATAGCTTTCTGCTGATCATCTGTAGCCTTGCTCCAGTCTCCACCCTGTGGGTTGGTGCCGGGATAGCTCAGTGCTTTTCCTCCTGGATAGGCCTTTACGTTCTTGCCCTTTCCGCCTTTTTCCAATGAAAGACCAAGTCGCATAATGCCGTCGTTATCTGGATAGACGTACATAGAGTCCATAATTTGGTCTATAGACATCGGCGCGTCAGGAACGCCATCACCATCAGTATCTTGGGTCTTCTCTGTCAGGCCTTTGAAAGCAAAGGCTATAGCATCGTCATCCCAAGCTTGGGCCATCGCAGCCAAGTTATTCAACTTAGTCCAGTTATCGGCAAGCGAGTTTTGATCCTTTTCGTACTGGAACTTGTCCTTTTCTAGCTGGCTCATTTCATTGAAAATTTCTTTTCTGTTTTGCTCGCTCATCATCTGGCCGTACATCGCCATGTACGATTTCATCTTGTTAAGTTTTTCGTCTATAGCAAGCTTGGCGTTCTCAAATCGCAAGTTCGCAATCGCCCCAACAGTCTGAGATGCTATCTGGCCCATCCCTTGCCCAACAAGGCCAGAAGCCCCAACCCCTCGCGCTGCCATTTGCTGAGCAAACTTAATCATCTGGTCGGAAGACGCCATTTGAATTTGAGCAATCTGCCCCTGAAGCTCTTCTTCTGGTATTCCTGTAGACTGGGCAAGATAATCTGAAAAAGATTTTTCGTACTTCTTGTGCTGCGCTAAGGCAGTGTCTGTGTCTCCATGACCATAGCCATATTCTTTGGCTGACTGGGGCACACTAGCGGGGTCAACTGGGTCACCATCCTTGTTATAAAAGTTGCCCTCATTGTCCTTGTAATAGCTGTTTCCCTGGTCGTCAGTAAACTCAGTCCAACCCTCTTCTTTTGCCTCCGCTGTCCCAATCTGCTCATCAGTAGGAACTGCTTGCTCTGGATCAACGTTCCAAGCAGGAAGCTCTGTGTACTCCTCTCCAGGCGGTTCCCCAGGAGGAGCTGGCGGTACTTCACTTGTTTCTTGCTGTGCTACTTGTTCACCCAAATTAGAACCGGGTACCGGAGCCTGTCCGCCAACAGGACCTGCCTCTTCCTGATACTCTTCCCCGCCAAAAGAAGTCTCTTCAAATTTATCATCAATGTGAGGCGGTACCTCTGAACCTGGAACGCCGACACCCTTCATCTCCGTTTGATTACCAACGGCTTGGTCGCCTATTCCAGCTGGCGCACCAACCCCTTCACCAACGCCAGGCTGTTGTTGCTGGAACTGGGCCTGACCCAAATTCTTTTCTTGAGCAATAATAGCGGCAGCCTTCTGTCGCCTTACTTCTGGAGACAACGGAGCAAGTCCCGCCGGTCTTTGCTGTGCTGCGCTAAATGCCTCAGTCTGAGGTATTGGCGGTGCCCCCGCTTTTGGTTGCCTAGCTCGAGCTTGTGCCGCCATTTGCAACATGCCGCCCGCTCTTGATGGCGCAGAAGCCTCCCTCTGCCCTGCCGGTGAAGACTCATTAGCTCGTGGTATTTTAGGGTTCTTATACGCCTTACGGTCATACATCGGCATGACTAACTCCTATTGTTCGCTACGCCAAACAAGTTAATGGTTACACCGCTTACTGAATTAGTTGTAACTTCGTATTGGATCCAAACACCGCTAGTAAAAACACCACCAAACGAATTATGCGTAAAAGAAGTATCAGAGTCCGTTCCTTTATCCGCATTCACAGTTAAGTCATTAGCCAAAATTTGATTGCCTGAACTTGGGGTATTTGATGTGTGAATGTTTACGTTTACCGTTCCGTTGGTCCCGTTATCTTCAACCCAAAGTTGAACCTCTTTTGCGGTTATTCCGCCAGTAAGAGAAGATGGAACTGCAAAATAAATAATGCCCGTACCAACAGCCAATGAATCCATATGCCAACTCATTGACCAATTATGAACAGGATTTGCAATATACTGATTAGCAAGTTTAGTGCTTGTCAGGTATGTGTTAATAGCCTCAAAGTTATCATTTAACGTCGAAGCCGAAACGGTTGCACCCGGCACTAACGTAGTATGTGATATCGGTGTTCCTGCCATTTAGATTCTCCTAGCCCCCTCCGATGCTGGGGGGACTCCTTTCTTGCACTTGATCTCTGTGAATAACATTTAGCGCAGATCCCGTTAAAATCCCTTGATTAACGGCATAACTCACCACAACTGAACCGCCGCCTAATACATTATTTACCACAGAAACTCCTGAAACATCGTCCCCAAGATACACTGAACCGCCCGTATCTTGAATAATATTTCCAGTAATAATGCCATTGCTTGCAGTTCCAGAAAACTCAATTGCATATCCCTGCGAAGTAAGGAATGAACAATCCCTGATCGAAGCCCATGCTCCAGAAATATTGATGCCTTTTTGCACATCTTCAAAAACACAGTTCTTTATAGCTGGCCTTGTGCTTGTACAGCTTACAGCAGCAGACGCACCACTAACCTTATCTATAAATCGAATGCCATCAAGAATGGCTCCATCGCCAGACAAAGTTATAATAGAAGCAGTCGATGTAGACGTAGACGGCCTTTTAAAAATTGTCTTTCCTGGCGATGTGCTTAAAAAGTGAATGTCTGGAATGCCTATTGTTATTGCTTCATCAAATACCCAGACTCCCTCTGTAAAAAAAAGCCTGCCGCCTACATTGCCAAGCATGCCAATTGCTTCGCGAATTGACATCTTAGGCGTAACAATTGGACCAAGACTACCATCAAGACCAGCCTCTGATTCAATCTGCCGACCAACTGTTCTTAGCCTATGGTCTGCACTCCAAACAACTTGAGGCTTCTTGTTTCCCCGCCTAAAGACTGGTCCAGTTGTTGACACTATCTAGAGTCTCCAGCAGTAACATCAACTGCAATGTTCTGAAGAACAATCTCAGGCTCATTAACCGTATCGCTATGGCCAGAAAAAAAAGCCATTCTAAGTGACCTAGAGCGAATAGAAGCTCCTTCAATCTTTGAGGTAAACCAATCTGTATCTTGATACGGAATAGATTTTCCGCCATCAACACCCCAAATAACACTTGTCCCGCCGTCAGGAGCATAACCAGCAGCAAATGTAATAGATACTGCGCCCGTAGTTTTATTCCATGAACTGCTAGCTATTTCGGCAGAATCATTAAAGTCTGTATTGTTAGTGTCATATATTGTTTTTGTAGCAAGGCCCGTTGTAAACGTAAGGAAATGCCCGCCTGCTACATCTGTCCAGTATGGCGCAGAGTGATCTGGCGTAGGTAAATCAAAGTTAAAATTAACCGTAGCACTGAAACTAAGATTAGATCCATTACCGGTACCAATAACCTCAGAGTCTTTGTAAGTACCAACACCATAGAAAAAACCCATTTCCTCGGCAGGATGTAAAGTTATTTCGCCCTCAGTATATTGCCTGTCTGTTGATTCAGCTAACTGAAAGCTACCATTTGAATCCTTATATTGAGCATCACCGTGAGCCTCTTCACCGTATGCCATCCAAAAAGGAGGATTAGTGAGTTTGGTAGAATCCCCCCAGCTCAAAAGTTTTAATCTCATTGGCCTGTAAAGATTAACGCCAGTATTTGTTTTGAACAAACGACCAGTAATATAAATCATAGGGATATTCTTTTTTACGCCTACCCCAGATATATTGTCATCGTAAGAGCCAGTATGCTCATACAATTTGCCGTCACCCGCGCTAAAGAAGACCCTTTCATCTCCACCAATAGAAACCGTTACACCGTCAAAAAATGGAGACCGACCCTCAACGCCATGACCGTACAAACTCCATGCCTGGTGAGCATAGTCATAAACTACAGCAAGTTCCCAACCTTGATCTTGGGTCTTTTCAATATCAAGACTCCAAAGAATCTGATTCTTACCTTGAATGTGTACTGCGTTAGATAGCTCAAGGCTTACCTTCTTTGCAGAAAAAGGCCAACCTCTATTATAAAGAGCTGTTCTAGCTTTCTCTGGAATATAAGTATTTGCAGTTCGGCCATTAAATATTGAATCAATTGGCTTGCTTATCTTTTGAACTGCACCCTGCTGACCAGCGCCTGTAAAAGCATATATACCATCCCGCGCCATAAACATAAGGACGCCAGACACCTCAACAATTGAATTGGGAGCAATACAGCCAACATCAGAAACAACTTTAAATACCTGAAATGTCTCATCACTTCCGCCGGTTTTTACATAAATTGACCGATCGGTAAATATAACAAGTTGCTCTTGAAAACTCTTAAGACCAGTAATTGTTTCATGCTCTTCTACTGCAAGAAAGTGATAAGCAACAATACCAAATGGATCAAACTCATCAGACCAAGCAATAAACTGAGGGCCTAGCCTCATTTTGCTTTTGTCTTTTTCATTGATAAGCATGCTTGGAATCAATGATTGAAGCTCATCTAACGGGCTTGTAAGCGATATCTCATAGTTTTCAGGAAACCCAGCATAGTAAACTCTTGATTGATGCTCTGTAGCTATGTGCCCACCAGGAACTATATTCCAATATCCCCAGTTTATACTGTTAAGCCGAATAGCATCGTCATCCATATTGACGGCTTGAAGGTTTAGCTCGTCTTCTATTGGGTCATAGATATACGTTCTGTGCTTGGTCATAATCAAAGTAACATGATGAGGCTCTGTTTTTTGACCGTTGCTATCCTTTCTTGTCAAAATGGCAGAAACAAAAGAACACTGGAAGTCTTCGTCAGCAGGCTCACCAAGCTCTGAAGTTACGTCTTGAGCAGAACCAATAGCTGTTTTTGGATTATTTGCATCCAATACAACAAACACAATATTAGCCGTTTCTATTTGATTAAACGGACCTATTGCTAAAAGGTATTTAGGCTTGCCGTTTTGGTTATGAACATGGAGCCTGGACTTTGAAGCAAGCCCACCATACATATAATCAAGACCTTCCCTGGCCTCGATATACCCACGGCTAAAATCTACATTAAAAGCAAGCTGGCAATGGTTATCTGTTTGATAGTTTTCCCGCTCTTCCATGCCAAGCCAAGGGCCTGCAATTATTTTAGTATTACTCCCACGGGGCACGGGTTACCCTCACACTCATTGGCTCATCAACATTTCTGAGTTGAGCGTCGTTTTGCATTCTGGCCAGACCTTCAGCCCATAGTTGATCAATAACTGGGTTTTGGCCCTGCTGCTTACTGTTCATTAGCTTAGCAAGGTAAACGCCGACTAAAGCGCCAAACTCTTCTGCCGCACCATTAGGTATTGACTGCGATGTTCTAAGAAGTACATCAGCATCAGTTGTCATATCTGGAATATGTGGAATCCAGTAAATATGTATATTCAAATCCTCATTAGGAATTGGAGCAACATAAAGCCGATTGCTTACAAGAACATAGTGCCTGCTCAAATCGCCATATAGTCGGCCAGATGTTTGCTCTACAATGTACCTGTCAGCAAACCTCATTGGCCTCCACTTATGCGGCAGGTTGTTATGCCCTGGCGCAGCAGCGCTTGGAGTGTCCTCTACACCAATAATTTTATATGGGATAACCCCACTGCCTAAAAAACTAGCTGTGCTTAGCTCTATATATTCAGAGCCTGAAGGCCATGTAAATGGACCGCTTGTTGTAGATATAAAATATTCTGGATTAGTAGCTACTAACTCTCTGAAGACAGTTCTGTTTGCTTCGTTAGCTAGTGCTTTTTGTTCTGTTTCTGTCCAAAACAAATCACCGGATTCATCCAGCAGTAGCTTGGCAAATGACCGAGCATGATTTATTTCAGTTACTTGTCCGGTCCAAGCTGACATTATTAACTCCCAAAGAAGAAACGTTGTGGCCGTGCTCCACTTGCATAATTATAACCACATAAGCTATCTGCAATTTTCTTGATTCGCGGGAAAGCTTGCTTTGCAGCATATTCAAGCTCGTCACCTTCTGATTTATCTCGGCATTCTTCCAGCCAATCAGCATGATCAAACTGCTTCATATACTTATCTGCGCCTTGCCGCCACAAATCACATCTGCGAATAAAAGGAATCAGACGGTTGTCCCTTACGTGCAGGTAACTACCGTCATCATCCTCCCAAATCTTCCAAGTATAAGGAACCTTTTCCCGTGTAGGAATTGTCTGTACTCCAAACTTGGTCATAACAGTTGCATCAATAACCCGAGCAATCATCCAGCGTTTTCGTTTGTTACACCAGCCAACCATTAACTTATCGTCATGAGTTGCACGCTGCACACGACGGCTTTCTGGTTTATTCCATTGAATGTTTTTAACATCACGCCACTGACTCTCAGTTAATACCATGCTATGCGTCCGTTGGGTCTGCTTGATTATTTACTTGTGGTCCGTTTGTAAACTTAGGAATATAAGCCCATTCAACACCCAAAAGGTTTGCACTTAGCCCGCCTGCGCTTTCTGCGTCCATTTCTACATCAACAATTAGATAGTCTCCACTAAGAGAACCAGCGTTAATTGTACCCCATTTAGTAGCGTTAACGCCTTCAGCGACACCGCAATGTGGATCGGCAACAAGCACCTTGTCTAGTTCAGTGGCTCCAGCAGCAGGTGCTTGGCCAAAAGAAAGCTCTTTGTACAAAATCTTATAAGTGATTTCACTTGAGCTTGTACCTTCTTCGGCCCAAATAACCCGAACATGGATATCGTTATCGGTATCCCAATAACTAGGCAAGGGCAGGAAGTTACGGGCAATATCTCCAGCGGTCGTTTGCTTAAGGCCAACAACACCAAGGCTTGCCATTTCCGTAAGAGAGCGACCGCTTACTGCATCAACAGTTGCCCCGGCAGCACCAGCAAAAGTACTAAATGTGCCAACAGGCCAAAAGTCTTTCTTATACTTATATTCAATATTCTTATCGCGAATCATAGTTTACCACTCCACAGTTGTCCCCCCGTTGCGGGGATACTAAGTAAAAAACACCAGGGGGCTAATAGCCCCCCAGTGGCTAGGGTTCTGCACGATCCCTAGAAGATCAAATTAGAAACCTCAATGTCAGACAACAAGGTCTGGCTGAATCGGCGCTCGCAACCAAGGTTACCGTACCAGCACATGAATGCTTCCCAGTTATCTTCACCAGAAACTCGTGAAAGCGTAGAGCCATCACGGTCTGCCCATGCCCAATCCTTCATGGTATACAGCTTGATGTCAGAAGTCTTAAGGAAGAACAACTTGTTATAAGGTGCCATTCGATCAAATTCGATAGGCATTGGAGTTGCACCACCAGCATAAGTTAGCTTCGAGAAACCACCCTTTAGCTGCTCTGGCGAATAACGAACATCAGAAGTAAGCAAGTTGATGTACTCACGACGTAAAGAATGGTGACCCATAATTACGTCAGGCTCATCACCAGCAACCTCATCGGTTGTATCAATCGCAAGCTGCATTAGCTCAAGGCTCAAAGGACGATTGTTTCCGCTGTTGTCCAAAACATTGGCTTTCCACTCTGTAGTGGTAGAAGGGTCAATGTTCTGAAGCGTAAACTCAGTGCTATCACTTACAATAAAGCTAAGGCCAGTAACTTCATTTTTCCATGAAGTTGTAGACTCTGCTGTTCCTTCACCAAGAACAACAACATCATCTGCTGACCATGTTTTGTTGTTTGTAAGTTCAAACGTTGTTCGGTTTGTAACACTTGCAACAGTATCCGATTCAATACTACCAAGAGTATTACCGGCGACAGTTCCAATAGAAACCTTCATACCGGCTTTAATGTACCGAGTACCAGGGTTATTTACAGTAACGGTTGTACCGCCACCGCCGCCCTGGGAGTTGCTTGTTACAGCCAGAATGCCATTCTCACCGCCAACGTTACCACTGGCTTCAGCGTCAGGAACAAGGTTACCCCAGATCTGCCGGTTCATATCAACCCGCAAATCACGGCGCATGCCTTCAACCTCTGTCCGAAGAGCAGAAGCAAAAGCGCCTTTGTTGCCTTGCGAAGCAGCAATAACCGGACCAGATACCTGGATTCGGCCATACAAGAACTTCGCCAAAATTTGGCTTTCTGCGTAAGATTGCGCCCCAGCAGTCGGGAGTGTGCCTGACTCTCCACGAGCACCAACACCGAAATTTCGACCGGTGTGAACTGGGAATACAACCCGACGGCCATTCCACTTGCGCTTAGATTTTTCTACATATTCAAGAACTTTAATCTTGTTGTTCAAATGCTCACGAACTGGACCCTCGTAATACTCCTTAAGTACTACGTCAAAGTCAGTTCCTAGCCCGAAACTACCTTTTTGTGCCATTGCTAAACTCCATAAAAATCAAAGGTTATTCTCCGCTAAGTCTTGCAATCGCAGCTGCTTCAGCCGCTCCTAAGTCATCACCAAAGTCTTTTGCAGAAACAACGTTCCCGCGTGATCTGGTCAACGGTTGCGGAGGAGCTTTGTATCCACCCCTCTTTAATCGTTGCTCAAATCGACTTCTTTCTTGCTCGTGTGATCTCTTTGCAAGCGCAGAAATAGAAGCATTTGGATTCTGCATTAGTTGATTCATAACATCAGAATCTCTCATCTCTGGATAACTTTTGCGTGCTGCATTCAACTCGCTAAGTATCTGCCTCTCAGCTTGCTCAACCTGCATCTCATGATATCGTCGATCATGAATTTGCTGTTGCTGCTCAAGTTGAGACTTAAGATAATTTACTTCTTTTTCTAATGGGTCAGCAAAAACATCTTCCTCTGGTTCAGAGGCTGGCTGCTTTTGCATTTGATCCCACGCTTGCCTATTCCACTCGGCTTGTTCGTAATACTTTTGTTGCATCGAACTTAGCTGATTTTCCAGATGCTGAATGCGTTGATTGCTTTCAGACAACTGGTCCCTGCTCTCTTTGAACCGTTCATAGGGAACAGGATCAATACCCTCACCTTCTGACCCAGAACCTATATCGCCGGTATCTTGCGTAGAGTCATAAGATTCAGATCCAGAGGTCTGCGAATCCTCCATGGAGTCCATACTCGTATCGCCATATTCTTCAGACATAAAACCTCACGTACTGGCTATCGAGCCAGCGGTCGCTACCGTGAAGCAGCTTCAAAACCAGTCTCATAATCGGGTCGTCCAGGGCCTCTTGTGCCTATGGCATTATTTAGCTCTGGAGTCCCACCGCCTACAAGACCAGCGGGTGGCCCACCCTGCGGAGGACCTGGTGGTGCCGGAGCGCCACCTCCTTCTGGTGGCATGGGGCCACCGCCCTCCACCGGAGCACCCGGCGGCATATTTGGATCGCCAGCATTAACATAAGACTGCCACCACGGTTGACCCTGTTGATTCTGGGACTCCATGTAGTAGTGCCATGCTAAATGACGTTCAAAATTCTTTTGATACTCTTCTGGCAATAGCCTGAAGTCTATCGATTTCATATAGCTCAAGCACTCGTCTATATGAGTTATATGATCTTCCCACGGCTGAACATCGGATTGCTTTCCGTTTGCCATCATGTGGTTTTCTTCCCGTGCGTAAAGTCTGTCTTTTGTGTCATCTCCATATAATGGATCGACATCGCCAAACTCCATCATTCGACGGGTCTTTATTTGTGTCTGTGGATCGGCAGGGTCACCTAAAATCCCAACCTGATACATCTGCATTATCTGCTCTCTTCGGTAGCTTGGGTGCTTTGGCAACATTGAGTTTGCAACAATCTTAACGCGAGTGTTCTTTATTTCTTCTGCATGAAAAGTAATAACTTCAACGCCAGAAGTTCGGCCAATTGTTTGAATTGTCTTTTCAATTGGCATGTACTCGCGCCACATCCAAAGCAACTGCATGCAAATATGCTCAATAGCACGCTCAACCTCTCGAACCGTTGGGCCTAACTTAGTTGCATCTAAGTCGCTCAAAAGACCAATAGCGCGACCAGACGTTTGCGCTGGTGCCATTCCGCGAGTTACATCGCTAACACCACTAATCGCCTGAATATGTTCAATCTGCTCCTTCTCAATCATACGATGTTCTGGTGACATCGGTGGAGGAGGCATTGGTTCAGGTGGACGGGCAGATGTTCGGTTGTAAAAAATAATCTCCCCTGGCTCATCAGTAAAAGATTGCTTATCTACACTGCCTTTTTCAGCCCGCCACTTTGGTTGGGCATGCAAATTTTTATTTTCTATTCGCTGACTAACTGACTTGTTTAGTTCTTTTTGTGCTGGAATGATTGAAGTCACAACGCCTTCGCCAGTAAATCGACCGGGCACTGTATTGTGACGAGCGCACACAAAAGGAAGTCGGCCATAAGGTAACTTCTCTTGCTCTTCTAAAAGAATATCGCCCGCAACAATTGCATAATATCCTTCAGGGTGCCGTGGGCTTGGCTTCTCAAAATACTCTAAAACAAGTACTCGGTCTAAATTCATGTCATCAGAATCTACACCACGAGAAAATTCACGAACAACCTGCTGACTATATAAGTTTTCCTCATATGTTGAGCTTGGCTGAACATACTTCCCTTTTTTTGGCCAGCGCCCCCTAACCTCATCAATGTGCATCATGTTCGAGTGGCACATCCATCGGCAGGTTTCCATGTTCTTGGCGCCGGGATCCCAACCAACCTCTAAGGGGCTAACAACATCAACAACAGGAAACCCAGACTTCTTCTCTGTCCTGTCAGATATTTCCTCTACATTGCCATCAAGGTATTCAATTGTTTCTTTGACAATCTCTTCGGTGTATTCATCGCCAGCTTCGCCATCCCACCAAACTTTAAAAAACACCGTGCCGCTAACAGCCATCCACTTCATAGCCTCATGTAGCTTCACCGGCATATTCAAGTCGTCCCAAAGATAATCAAGCAAATGCTCAGACTGTCGAGCTGCTTCAATATCATCTTCGTCTGCTGTAGCTGGCATGCACATAAAGCCAGGGCGGTTCTCAACTAGCTTGCCTGCCAGCGTTTCAACCGTTGGAAGAACATAGTTCAACACCATGCGTACACGCCACGGTGGTGGATTGTCTTCTGTTAATAGTCTGGTAACTCGATTATACCTTGCCCATTGGCGACCAGTATAAAATGCAAGACCCAGCCATGTCTTTTCGGTAGTACGGCTCTTTGAGTTTTCAGAGTTAGACCACTGCTCTCGAACATAAGCCGTCGCCTTCATTTCTTTTTCTGTTGGCGTATACGTCTTTATCTTTCCGCCTTCCGTATAGGCGTCTGTGATCGGCCCTGAATAACTCATTTATACTGGCCTTCCCGGCATCGGTGCTCTTTGCTGCTCTAGTTGTTTTTTCATTTTCAATCGAAGCGCCATTGCTGCACGAAGTCTTGGGTCAAGAGGTGCAGACTTTGATGCAAGAATTGTCGATTGCTGTGGTTGTCTTTGGCCAGGAGCTGTAACAGGAGCAACCATTCCTTGCTTTGCACGGCGCTGAGCTAATAAGCGTAGCGTTTCTGGATTAATACCTTCTGGTGCAGTGTAGGCTGTTGAACCAAACTTTGGCTTTTCATAAGTAGGTTCTATTTTAGGCAACGCCACTTGGACCTCCCGCTCTCATTGCTGCAATTTTTTTAATTGCTTCACTTTTATCTGCTGGCCCTTCTGGTGGACCCATCTCTGGTCTAGGGCTTTCTTTGTCTTCAAGCTCTGTTGAAAGCTCATCCATCAATACTCGAAGCATTGGCGGCGGCAACATCTTAAGCATTTCAATTACGTCAGACAAAGAAGGTCCGCCTTCTTTTCCTGGCATTCCCATTGGTGGGCCAGCCATTGGTGGTCCTTCTCCTGGTCCTCCTGGTGGTGGCAGTGCCATATCAAACTCCTCCGTAGGCTTGTTGTTGCAGCCTGTTTTTTACATTGTTTGCAGCCGCAAGGCGAACATTTTGCCCTACTTGCATTTTTCCTGCCGCTCCGGGATCTCTCAATCGCTGAGATTGCTGGGCCTTGTATGGCTCAGGAGGAGCAAACGCTGGTCTAGGTTTAGGGGGCTTTGCCGCTCTGCCGGGGCTTGAAGTTGCATGCCCAATTATTGCATCTACAATAGAACCAAGGATTGTGCCAACCGCAGCGCCAATGACCATGCCGCCGGGACCAAGGGCGCTACCAGCCGCAGCTCCTTTTGCAGCAGCAGCCGTTCCAGCCGCAGCCCCCGCAGCCGTTCCTCCAACTGATCCACCAATCAAACCACCAACTGTGCCGCCTACTGTGCTTCCATAAGATCCCTGATAACCAGCTTTAGCTGGTGAACCTGGGTCACCCTTTGCTTGGGGAAGGCCAAGAACTGGAAGTTTACCCGCCATGCTGAAACACCTCCGGTTTGTTAACTACTGTTTTCCAGTAATCATCTTCAAACTTATCTTGAGCGTGCGCCTCGAACTCCTGCCACTGAGCAGTGTAGTCCTGAGAAAGCTCTCGCTTCATTTCTTGATCGGCTCGCCGGTTATAATCATTTAAAACCTTAACGCAGAATACGCAGAATACGCAGAATGATAAACATGCAAGGCTGATTGCTACTTCCACCATACGCCTAAATGTGGATCCCTCTCTCCATCGTCAAAGTTCATAAACCTGGCAACAGCATCTGGAGCCAATTCTTTTTCTCTCACTGGCTCCGATATTGCCGCATCTTCAAGTATAGAGTCAACATATATGGCTATGGCCATTGCCATAACAGCATCGTCATGCTCACCCGGCATCGCTTCACACCGCTTAGATTGTGTCTCTATAAATACTTTGCATTCATTTAAAAATCTTAGTGAATGGAAAGTGTGAGTCTCTAAACGAATGGCTTTGGCTACTGCTGCAATTGCAGAATCCCGTTGGTCCTTCGCCTGAGTCCTAAACCCATACCGCTGAGTCCAGTTCGCAGCATTAATATTTCGTACATAAAGATTCATATAATCCGAGTCCAGTAGCTCTTTAATAACAGCCAAACCGGGACCATCAATCTCTGGGACGAGCAAAGCTGAGTTGTAAAAAGTCGCAGCCAACTTCGCTTGACTAGCTGTGACATCGGGGGGGATTCGCGCATACAGTTCCGCAACCTGTTCTCTGGTATTGCGGTCAAGTATTTGTATGCATGAAAAGTCTCCATCCTCGACACCGTGTGCCGTGTCCACGGAAACAATATACTCATGTCCCGGCTGTGGACTTTTATATATTTGCCAGTCATCTCTTCCTGGCTTGAGTGTGTAGTTGTCGTCAAACAGCTCTCCACTTTCTGAAACTGAACTATCTTCCATAAGCTCATCAATTCTTTCTTGGACAATGCCTTGGTCAAATGGTGACCGGGAAGAACTGGTAAAAGCTATCTGTGGACTTAAAGGATACTCAGTATCAAACCGAGTAATGTCACCACTAAACTTTGTATGTAATGTCTGGATTGCCCACTTAACCCGCTCAGGGGGTAAGTCAAACTCAATAGCACGCTTAGCCCACAAATCGTCATAACCTAAGTCTGTCGCCAACTTATAAAACAACATGTCGTCTTCTGCCTTATAAGCCTGACGCATGCGCTTATCTATCTGAGTATCAGTTAGGTCTGGAGGAAGAATATATCTGTCGTGGGACTGCCAACCAAAAAACACCGGCTTGTAGATATTGCCTAAGTCGTCTTTGACGGCTTGCCAGAATCGTGTGTAAAAAGCTCCCGACGCACCATTCGCAGTCGATTCCATGAAGACGTAAGTTCCAGGAACGTCAGCAACTGCCGCGAGCTGAGCTTGAAGAGCATCTTCGTCAGTTGTGCTCCTTCGTCTTTTATGCCAGAGCGCCACCTCAGATAAGTGAAGAAAATCCCAGGTGGAACCGCGTGCGGCATCGGTGCTCCCTTGGGTTTGGATCTGGTATCTTGCGCCATGGTTCCATCGTATCGAATTACCTATCAACTTAGCAGGGGCAACCAAATCTATCGCCTCCGGCAAATTCTCCTGGTAACGTTTGATTATATGAAAAATTTCCTGAGTCGATTGCCGCAAGTGAGCAATGCACATTGCATTTGCTTGCTTGTTAAACTGGCAATGGTGGTGACCCAAGGCTTTGAAAAAAGTCGTACCACCAACCTGACGCGACTTCAAATCAATAATCCGAACCGGCTTCTTATCTGCCTCCATTGACTCAATAACACTGAGAAGCTCTTCCTGCTCAGCGTTTAGATTCAATGGACTGAGCCGGTAAGTGTCGCCAACAAGAGTTCTTATCTTTAAGCAATTTTGAAAATAGAACCGGCGGTCAAACTTACACCGCTCCCAAAACTCATGGAAGCGATACGCCTCTTTAGAAAGACCACCCACTAGCTACAGGGGGAACCAGTGGGCGGCGAAGGAATCATTACACGGGTGGATTTATTTGGAGAGCAAATTGAATTCCCCGTCAGACTCGTATAAAAACAATAACACACCTTATAACACCTTCACCGATTTTTTCCGGGTGCGCTGGATACCCTGCTTCTTTACAACATTACGCACCTTGGAAACACTCATCCCCGTATTTCCGCTAATCTCCTTATACGTCAAACCAGCCTGGTATAAAGAAATTGCAGCAGACTCTCCGCTCGTTATTGCAGTGAACTCCGCTTTCGCTTCAACTACATCTAACTCACCATCTAAACAAGACGTGTTTGCAAATGGATCCCAATCTGAAACACCACCGCCACTATGCGCCTGCGAAGACTCCATTAACTCGCCAATACTTCCACGAGCCTTGATATAAGCATTCACCGCTTTCAAGTTTGTGTTCAACTCATGAAAGTTATCGCCAGCCTCAAATACCGCTCGCTCTAACAAAGCATGGGCACTTGAAGCAGAGTCTTTGTAGTAATCCACCAAATCTAGCGGAATGTCAGATACTTTGGTAATCTGGGTAGAACTTGGCATAGATGGAGGATAGAGCACATGCAAAAAAAGAACAAGACCGTCGTACAAGCGCCCACCGAAAACAAAAAACAAAGAGGGGCACCCCCAGCAATGAAAGTACCAATCGATAAAGCAGTAAACCAACTACTAGAAACAACAGCAAAGAAAAGCAAAATCTCAAAAGACACACTTGTCTCACTCGCCTGCGAAGCTCTCTGCGGCTCTGTAGAAGCATATGGATATGACTACGAAAAAGCAGGCCAAGGCATTAAAGCAACCATAGGTACAATAAACGATGCGAAAGAAATTAAACTCGCAGGACATACCGCAAAGAAAATAAACGGAGTCGCTGTTACCTTCGGAGCAAAAGTATCAGACATCGTAAGAGATGCCATTATGGCTCAGAGATTTAACTGGCAAAGAGTACAACCAGTAAACGCCAGAAGCATGCCGTCTATGAGATTGCAAATGTTTGAACTCGAACAAATGGGTTCAAAGCGATAAACCAAATTTACGAAAATTGGCTGTAGAGGTCTGTCTATAATTATATTACCTAAGAGGCCGCCTCGCTAAGGTACCCCGGGGGTTGACCTCCCCGCCCCTGGGTGCACATCCTATCTGGCTCCGACACTTGGCAGGCGTAGGCTCGGCGGCAAGGAGTTCCGCATCCATCTCAGGATGCTCCACCGGCCGGCAATATAAGGTTCACTTCGCATCCATCTCAGGATGCTGCGCTCACATTAAGAGTGGGCGGG